CCTGTTTTGTTGTGGCGCACCTTCTTGTCTTGCAGGCTCCATTTCTGCATTCCATTTCTTGATAATGGTCATTGCCATATCAACTGCTGCCATACGCTCTTCTGACGGAATATTGTCATCAATTTCGCCGACTGCCTTTTTAAACTGAGCCAAGTCGGCATCAGAAACGGCACCGCCAGGCTTTGGAACTTGAGTTACTAGCCAAGCAGATAATGCGCGCAGCTTCTTGGTGTTTTGGGCTGCTTCTGTGCTGTATCCAATAACACGGCCACCAACATCACGCAATGCGCCTAGAGTTGACCCTGTAGACATTGGGATAATTGCCTTGGCTTCTTCAAATCCGCTTAGCAATGAGCCGTATTTGTTTCCAGACTTAATGGCATCGGCTCTGGCTTCTTGGGCGAGTTTAGCCGCTTGCGTTTGTCGCTCAATTTCAGCTTTCAATTGTGGCTCTGTCGCAGCCAGAACGTTTTGAGTTGCTTGCGTTCTTGCGCCAGCCTCCGCCCCAACCTGCCCTATTCTTTCTTGCGCGGTTTGGCCATACGAACCAGCAACCGACAGCTTACCAACTGGCTTCGCGTCACTACCATCAGCAGCAGCGACCACACCAGCCATTTCGCCTGTGTTTGGATTTCGGCGGCTTGTTGCAAAGAATATATTACCAGCCTCATCCTTTAGTGTTTCTTGTGCGCCAAATTGCGAGCCCTGCTGCGCCTGTTGTGGAGCGCCCGCCTGAATAACGCTATCAGTCTGAGCGATTAGGTTTTGAAGCCCTGCGTCATCCAAAGGGGTATTCGCTAAATCCTCTTGCGTAAACCCTGCAGACATTAACGCGCCGCTGTAATCTTGCATTAGCTTTGCTCTAGCCTCTTGCGGCAGCCCAATAGCTTGCTTAGCCAATCGGTTAGCTATCTGCAATTTACGCACGTTTTTTTGGTAATCAACCTCGCTAATATCTTGCTTAGCGCGCTGCTGGTCTAGCTGTGCGTTTTGGTTGCTGTTATACATTTGTTGGCCGCGACTAAAAGCGCCAGCCAAATCTACTGGCTGACTGGCAACGCCTTGCAAGATACTGTTAGCCATTTCTGCCACCGAATAATTGAGCAAAATTAGTATATGGGTTAGGTTTTTTAGCGCTCATCCAAGGTGCCTGACCTTCCGGCATCATTTGCGGCTGAGTGCGCGGAACCATTGCCGCTTGCTGCTGCTGTAGCATTTGAGCCATTGAATTATACCTTGCCAGTAAGTCGTTTGGCATTGCCCCTCGCTGGTAAATGTCAGTAACGGGCGGCCTTTGTTGGGGCTGGAATGACTGAGAAAATGGCGTATAGGATTGCGGGGCAATATAGGATTGCGGCGAAAGCTCCGCGCCTCGCTGAGCGCTTAGCTCAAACTCTTTCGCTTTTTTGGCGGGCGCCATTACGCTGACTCGGTTAAATAACTGGCTGAACATAATTAAACCTCTTTTATAACTTTCTTTATTTCCAAAGCGCCTCTATGTTTGCCGCCTCTTTTGGTTTAAACAGTGACCCGAAGCTCGTTGGCATTTTCCCGCCCACCATGCCATAAGCCCCTAGCCCAGCCTGAAGCCCTTGCAGCAATGCGGGAGAATTCTGGGCCGCGTAAATATCGCCGCCAGCTCTGGCAGCACCTAAATTCTGAGCTAGGTTCGATTGCTCTGTGCCTGCCCCAGCATACGCGTTTGCAGTGGCCGTGCCCTCCATTCTGAAAAGGTCGGCTAGATTTTGCATCGTTCCTTGTGCGCCCGCCGCCCTAGTTCCCGCTAGGCCAGCAAGAGATGCCCCCTCGCCAGTGCTTAGATTGCCTAACCCTGTGCCAAGGCTAGTTCTGATATTGGCAATGTTGGTAGCAGCATTATCGCCACGCCCTGAAATATCATTTAATCGGCCATAGTAGTTACTAAAATCTGTTTGAGCGCGGCCAAATTCATCTTCGGCAAGCGCAGACATAACAGAGGCTTGGTTGCCAAGCCCACCGCCAAGCCGCGAGAAAGTACGCAATCTCGCTTCTTCTTGTTTTTTGCGTAGCCAATCAGTACTAGGGGATTCTTGAAAGCCCTCGTAGGCTTGTCGTTGGGCGTCCGGCCCCATTAACCCACTGAATGCCGCCTGAAGCTGTGAAGATGATTCGCCGCGCTGATAAGCAGGGTTTAAAACGTCCTCAGCCCCAGCCGCCCCAGCCGTTAAATCCCCGCGAGCGCGGTCATAGCCGCCTGACAATATATTTCCTGACTCGTCAAAGATTCGCCCGAATTGCTCTTGCCCAGACAATAACGCTGTTCGCGCATTCTGAAAATTTGTGCCAAGCTGGTTTACTGATTTATCAGTGTAATCGCGCTGTAGTGTTTGGGCGTTTTCTACGCCTTGCGCTTGCTTGTTTGCGGCTGATTTTGCCGCGTCGGCTTGTTTTTTTGCTCCATAGCCTGTTACCGCCATAGCTCCAATTGCTAATGCTGCTGGCATTTTTTGAGCTCCCACGCCTCAACAGGCGTTTCAATTCCGGATTTAATGACTGGTTTTTTCATTCCAACGAAAACAAATCCACATCGCTGCGCCAATTTTCTAGCAGCTGGGTTATCTTCTGGGATAAATGTTTCTATACGCTCATAATCAGTTTCGTCAAATACCTTTTTAACTATCTGATCTCCGAATTCTTTAGTCTTGCCAGCTATCATCATACAAGTATGTATTTCTGTCGTCTTTTCGTCTTTTTCGATAAAGTAAAAACAGCCGTAAAGTTTTTGGTTATTATAGCACAGTGCCAGCCTGAATATTTTACCATCTATATCCGGTAGGGCAAAAGCATCTTTGTCGCAAGTATCATCACTGATATGCGGCCATATGTCGGGGCTTGTCATGATGCTATGCGCAAGCCATGTATTCGTAGACCACTCTATCATCGTATTCTAAGTATCCCCTGCTCACAGATAACACTAACTGCATCCGTGTTGTTTTCGATCATTACCGACAAATAATCATCTTTTGATAGAGATATTTGCCACGGAATAACAAATCTCGCTCTCTCTGTGTTTTTCACCGTTCCATGCGTTTTTGTAGCTGCTATTTTAACACCGTTTTTAGCCAAATACAGCGAAACATCTTTTGAAGCGCCGCTTATTGCTTTTGCATACACAACAACATCAACAGGAACTATTAGCGTTTTATTCGTTACCGATTTAACTCGCCCATTCACATCATGCGTGAAGTGATTCAAGATATCGCTAAGCCATACCGCATTAACTTCTACTGCCGTGTTCACTGCGGCAAATGCCGTGCTTGTTGCGTTACTATTAAAATGTATTAGCGCATCTTGGCTTGGTATTTGATAAAATAGGTCTGTGATTGACTCCATCCATGCCCGCATAGTTTGTGCGGCTATCCCATCATTGCGAACAATTGGGGTGATTATGTTGGGGATAACAGGCCTCATAGTGTGGTAGCCATTAGCGCGTTAATAGACATTGCCTTGCCGCCATCATAAGACACCTTGAGCATTCTTGTATTGGGTACAGCGCCAAGCCTGTCAAACACCACGCGGCGGCCATAATCGCCCGTCCCGCCCAGCTTGCGGCTCATAGTGTTGGAATAGTTAAAGCCGCCATCGTCTGACCACTCTAGCTGTAGGCTTTCGCCCTCCGCATTACCTACATCGCAATAAATCTCAATAGCTGGCACACGGATTCTTTGCCCTTGGTTCATAAACGGTTGGGTTATAAAGTAAGACCTCATCCCGTTGCCGTATTCTGAATGTATCGTATCATCCAGCAAACCAAGAGACCCAAGGCTAGAATCTGTCACGATCACGCGGTTATAGGCTTGTACTATGTGTTTAGCTCGCCAAGGCGCATCAATAGAATCAACGCCAGAGGGGATAGAGCTTCTCCGTTCATGCCACTTCGCGCTCACCAAATCATAAACAAAACACCAATCACCCACAAACAGTGCGACAAATTCGGCGCCGTTTTGAGAGTGCCGAACCAATCTAGCGCTTGATATGTCGCTAGCGGTTTGGTTTTGAATTACAAAATCAATCGTGTTATCGCTGAGTTTTTCTGGCTGACCACCGCTAAACAGCCACACTGCGCGCTCTGCGTTCTGGCCTGAGCCGAGGTAAACAAACGAGCCACGATAAGGCGTGACCGCATACTGCCCAGCTATACCAGAATCAATAACAGAATTAGGTGAAGGGCGGAATGCAAACTCAAGCTCATCAGCGTTATAGAATGGCACCGTTGCGCTTTCGCCCATTGCGTATAGATTGTTTTGATAGACCACTAAGGCATTACAGTTAGGGAATTGCTGAATCTCCCACGCATCCACGGCGCTAAATGTAGTGCCGTCATTTAAATTTGAGTGGAATATAAAGCGGGTGTTGTATTGCGCGAACACAAAATAGGAATCTATTGCCACCACGCTTATTGCTGGGGCTAGATAGTTGGCTTCTGCCGTTACGTCCGCAAGCGTTGACCCGTCATAGATATAAGCATTGCCTGAAGCTGTAGCGGTTACATCGGGAACCAATACACACAACTGAGACTTTATAGACACCATCAAAACATCTACATCGCCACCAATATCACCAATGACCACAGGCGTGAATGACTCGGTACCATCGGGGTTTTGAATGCGATTTATTCTGTAAAGCTTGCGGCCACACACGACATATAGAATGCCGTTCCACACATGGGCACCACGGCCTAGCCCAGCCAAGCCTGAAACAATTTGAGATATGCCCGATGTAGGGTAAAGATTTTCTTGATTTAAAGCTGCGGAGGTATTCACTAGCGGATACCAGTTAACGCAACGTTGAGACGACAATGGGCGAGATCGGGACTGATAGAACCCGTTAGTGAATGGCAATGAAATTGGGGCTGGTCGTCTTGCCAAATCGCTTTACTCCACTGCTATAAAGTTGCCTGACTCGCTAAGAATCGCATCATCATCGTTTGGATAAAATGCATCTGTGCCGTAATCATTCTCGACCGCCAGCCCAACAGGAAGACCAGAAGGGTAGTGCGCACCATAATCGAAATCTAAGTTTTTTAGCATCTCATTGTATGCCGTTCGTGTGTCCATCTTTAAATCTTGCAGCCCGTCGAATGCCGCATATTGTGACGCCATTCTCACAGCTAATGCTTTTACAGCCCACTCATCAGCGAATGATGGGATTGTAACCGTCTCGCTTGCATTGAGTAAAACAGTAAACCCCAAGCCCAAATAAGAGAACGAGGCAAACATGCGATTAGTATACCGCACGCCAGTAGCGTACTGATCGGCTGTTATGGGCTGCTCAGCTGATAACTGGCCAAGCTCTTGCAATGCATCACGAATTAAATCACTTGCCTTCATGCTTCGCCGCCTTGACCTTTACGGGCGCAACTGGCTTAAATTCTTCTGCTTCTGTGTAGGTTTCTGCAAACCCATCAGCAATAAATAAATCTTTGTTTTTGGCGTGAACCATTGCAGTAACGACAACGCCGTCTAGCTTTTTGAATACCGAGTAAATTTCTTGCATAAATCCCCCTAAGAAAAAGGG